GGTATAAACTTTATTGAATTGGAATTCATAAAATCTATCTTCACAATTGATTGCCTCCCTTATCATTGCATTACCAAGGGTTGTTCCCGTAACTCCATAAACTTCCCAATCAGTACTAAACGCATATGACGAGTTTGCTAATCTGAAATCAACACTTAATGTTTTTGGGTCAACTAAATTATATGAACAAGGTATTTTATCTACTTGTTGACCAGTCAAAGGGTCGTTATCCGGGTCACCTGCACCCCATCCCCATTCTTTAATATTTGGGATTAAAAAGTTAGCTCTTCTAATTGGTGTGCTCAAAGAATTTGGTTGTTCCCATTTTACTTTGAATCTATATTTTCCTTTTGTGGGTATTCCTATTTTTGGGTCTAAAGAAATTACGTTCTCCCCGAACTCATTTGTATAAACATAATCTAAGTTCATTGGTAAATCTAATAACCAAGCACCGTCACCATCAATAACTTTACCGCCATTATCTAAACTATATTGTTCTAACAAAGGTCTTCCTAAATCATCTCTATATAGTGTGTGTCTAATTGCTAATATTTCACCAGGCCCCGCAACAAAATTACATACGTTACCCGAATCTTGTGTTGGTTTACAATTTCTTGGTAAAGCGTTGTCATCATTATCTGAATAAACAGAACCCATAAATATTGATGTTGGTTCTATCTTAATACCTTGCGTTCCCAAATCAAAATCAGAACGATTAACTCCTAATATACACAATTCAGGTTGTCCCCAAAGTGGTTGAACCTCAACAGTTTTTTGCATTACAACAATTTGTGGTAATCCTGCGAAATTAGGTGATGATTTAAAATAAGGGCCGTCAAATTGTGCCGGGTTCCCTCTACCCATTCTAATTAAGTCCTGTGGTGATAAAGAGAATTGTCCTATATCTGACAAATCAACATTCATTACAATTGTATGAGTTCCGGTTGGTACACCAAAAATCATAAAGTCACCACTATCATTTGTTTGAACTGTAAATCTATAATATTTGTCGTAAACTTCCGCAACGTTTGAGTCAACTAAAACATCTTCTCTTGTTGGGAAAGTACCGGTTGGTACGTGTCCGTTATATGATGCCGTATAAGGTAATAAATTATATTGATACCCATCATCATTTTTATCGTTTGGTGACTTATAAGGGTAAATTGAGGTAATATATGGGTTGGTTTCGTCCTCAGCAGTTAAAGGTACAAATATTGAAACTTTTGCATTTGGAACACCGAATCCATTATTGACGCTGACACGTCCAACAATCACCCCATAGTTTGCACATGCTCTGGTATATATTTGGCTTGGTAATATTTTTAGAGATAAAATCTCCAAAAAATCATATTCTTGTTCTAGTTTAACCTGTATTGCCTTGTCTACACCAACTTCGGTTCTAATACGGAATGAATTTGACATTAATATCTTTTTTTGATAAATAGTTTATTGTCTATTTTCAAAATATAGATTATTACCTGTCAAAATAAATTATGAGAAATTAACAGTACTTAAATTCTTAACTCTTATGTTAATATCCTTGTTAGGGAATCTTACTTGATAAATTTGTGATGGTTCAGCAAATATTGTGTCATCAACCAATTGAATTTTTTTAGTTGTACTATCGGAATATCTTTGAGATGTTTGTGATGACGAATATTGACCGCCAACTTTATTATACACACTAACATCAGAAATAGATAAAACACCATTTAATGCTTGAACTTGTCTTTTTAATTCGGATAAATTAACGTTTTGACCCATTTGTCTATTTGTTGGAGCAAAATAATTTGTTACCGTTGTTATTATATCTGTAATAACTGAACCTTGATTTTGTGTTGAATCCAAAACAACACTCCAATCCAATGATAAATCAACCACATTTGCCGTTTCAACAGAAATATAATCATTTATCATTCTATAATTTGACAAATAATTTGCAATATTTGATTTTAATGTGTTTGAAACTATTTCAGTTAAAGCTCCTGTTGAATCATAAGATAACAATTGAACTTTAATTTTGTTATTTTCTTCGGTGATTGACGCTTTTGCGGGAGCACCAAATTGTGATGGCATTGTTTTTAATAATGAATTATAATCTTCAATAGTTACCGCCCTGTTTTGTGCCGCAAAGTTAAAAGATACCATATTTCTTACTTCTTCAACCGTTGGTGGATTGGCACCACCTATCGCAGCAATAGGGTTTGTACATCTTAAAGAACGTATTACAGAAGTGTTAATTGTTTCTGAAGGTCCGTTAATTGCTAAATCAACAGTACCTACTTGAGTAATAACATTAACACCAACATTTGAATTTGCTCCTCCACCAACTCTATATTGGACAAACAATGTTGTATTCGCCTTCAATGTTGCACCTAATCCCATATTGTTTGAATACTTTTCCAAATTAAGAATATATCCATTTCTTGCAAACTCTCTTAATTGTTCATCAGCACTTTGACTACCATTACCAAAAGTCATTTTTAAAAATCCTTCCGGTGTAAATTCACTGATAAATCTATTATTTGTTGTAATATATGTTCCAACTTTAATTCCCGGAACATCAGATACTTTTGTTGGGTCTTCAACAAAAACTCTATCTTCAATTAAAGCTTTAACTTCATACCATCTATTATCTGTTCCTAAAAAAGTTGAATTTGGTGGTGTGTTTGCATATTGAGTTCCATCCAAAAGAACAACAGAAGAAATGGTTAAAACATTTTTTTCAGGTAAAAATAATTCAAAAAATGGTCTAACGTCAGAAGCTGTAATCGCTCTTTTGAATACTTTCGTAGCTCCGTTCACAACGGTTTCTCTTTTAGTAATTGTATAATTAATTACCGTTCCGTTTGAATCTAAATTAGGTATTTTAACCCTGTTTGGATATCCCTCATTATTATAAGCCGACGCAAAATCAATATCATAAACAGTTTCAAATGTTTGTCCCGCACCATTTACCTGAGAACCTCTTCTCATTATACCACAATATCTTAAATCTTCTTTATCACCATAAGCAGGAACAGTTATTGAGAAATCAACTAAAGTAACTGAAGGTCTATAACCAGGAATTTTCAAACCATAAGTTCTTGCAATGTTATATATTGAAGAACGTTGTTGTGCATATTGTAATACTGTTTCTTGAATACTTCTATCAATATTAAATTGTAGATTATCTGTAACAGCGGCATTTAAATCCAATAAAACAGAAAATATTGATGCGTCGTTAAAGTTACTAACTAATTCAGGATAATAAGCTTTGGTAAAATTTATTAACTCCGTTCTTATGGATTCAAAATCCCTTGTTGTATACGATATTTTTTTGTTTGCCATATTATACGTTAATTATTACAAAATCAGAAGCACCAAACGCCTCATCTGTTATTAAATATTCAATTTTAACCTTTGCCGTGTGTTCTAATGTTCCGATGTTTGGAACGGAATAAACTCTTTCATTCATATCATTAATAAATGTTCCTTTGTTTTGTTCGTCCATTGAAGCATCCGTTATTGTTAAATTAGTTATTTGAATTCCGGGAATATATACCGTAACCGCATCTCTAATTTCACTTTCAATCTCACCAAATGTTGGACCATCTAATGGTTCAAAAATATATTCTAATAACCTTGTACCAAAATCAGGTAGATAAAATCTAGAACCTTTTCTTGTTAATAACAGATGTATTAAATTTGTTCTTATCTCATCGGTACTTGTAGTGTTGAGAGCAAAATATCTACCATCCGTAGAATCTGCGAATGGGAATTTAATACCGTATGTTGAGTTTTGTGGCATATCAAATAAATATAATCTTATTTATTTTTATTTGTATCTAATTCAGTTTTACTACCCCCTTTAACGTTCTCTTGGTTATAAGGGCAATGTCTACATCCATTACCGCAACAATACCCTCTTTTTAAATGATATTGTTCGGTAAAAACATACTTACCATTCTCTATGTAATAATCTTCTTTATCTAATTTCATAATGAATCCTTTTCATAATTTTCAAAAACCCATTTCGCAAATGAAACCAATTGTTCTTTGTTAGCACAACTTTTCATCATATTTGCCAAGTGACTAATAACTAAAACATTCCCCTTTATATACCCTTTACTATTGTCAATCCTGTCAAGTGCCGGTGAATTAATTTTACCACCCGAACTCCCAGAATGATAAATTATCGGTATCCCTAATATTGGACATAATTCCGGAATAACAATATCTTCTTTATCTAATGTAAATTCAATACCTCTTTCTTTTGCCCTACATTTTGCCCTTTGATACATTTTTGATTCAGGACTATAACATTTTACCCTTGTTGAGTTACAAACATTACATAATGTTGTAGTTTTTGATGTCTTTGTAAAAATTTTATGACATTTTGTACATTCTCTTTTTGTTTCGGAAACAAAAAAACCTTCTCTATTTTTTTTCATAATTTGAGTTTTGTATTCTTATAAATA